CGTACCAGACGTCTGGGCAATGGGATTAACAGTAATGGGAGCAGAACCACCGCCAAGGTACTCAGGGCGCTGCAAACGAGCATCCGGGCTAATAACACCAAAGTGAGCACGAATAATTTCAGTGTAACGTGTACCGCCACGGGCATCCCTTTCTAGAAGTTTCTGAATCTGAAAAGACTGACGCAACTGATTAATAGTAGCCGCTGTAGCCTGACTCAAATCTGCATATAGATTAGAACCTGAACCGCTTGGCAAAGCAGTGTTGCCAACAGCCGTGCCATATGTTGGACCACCAGTAATTACGGCAGCAGAAGGAGCATTGCCAGTAGCAATTACATAATGGTTATCACTGGTAAACGGAGCTTGAAAAGTATCATACCGAATGGGGGCAGAACTGCCCAAAGGCAAAGTAACAGACTGGCCTTTCTGAGGCCAAGGGAGAGCAGACGTAAAATAATCATGACGCTTGCCGCGACGGCGCAACACATAGTTCGTTGCTGGCGCAGCGTCCGGGCCATCGCCCGTGTCTACCACAGCCGCAGTCTGCAAATTCTGATCTCGAAACCATTCATTCCAAATCAGATTGTAAGCACGAGTAAAAAAAGCGCAGTGGGAGACGGTATTACCCGCACCTACCTGACCTACGGTGGGGAGTCCCATATAGTCCTGTAGACTGCCCACTGCGTAACCGGCGGTTGGGGAAACCTGTTGAGGGACTAAAAAACTAATGGAATCACCGGGATTGGGTTGTTCACCCATAAACCGCTGCCAATTATTCCAGACTAAACGATTGGGAACAAAAAAGAAAAAACTATCCAAATGCATATTATCCATCACAGGCGTGATGGGAGTAGCCAGACGGGCAAATGCCGTCATACGCAAATTAAATGTATCACCAGGAAGAACTTCGTCTACATAAATAGGAACAAGAAAACCAGCATCAAAAGTTGTCTTATGGGTTTTCTGAATCTTGAACGCCGATCTGGGAATATCGGCTTTAGGGATCATTGCAAACTTGTGCAAATCGATCGACTTATTGCGGTGCATATCATCTCCAAGTCATACACCCTTCGGGTGTTCCTCACCGACGATACTTCTGTCGGCGAGGGAGGTTTAAGTTCAAAACCAGAGAATTAAGACTTAGCTTGCTTACCCATCATAAGCACCTTCATATCGTCATAACTCTCTATACGGCCAGTACTATCATCGAAAGTACCGATTTCGTAAAGATCAAAATCATCAGAATGATGAAAAAGCTGATTGTCAGCAGCATCGCGCTGAACCTCATCCATAAAACTACGCACTGCCATAGCAGGAGTAGGAACAAACCAAGGGCGCATAAAAGCATCTGCAGCTCTATCTTTAATTGCAACTATTACCTGAATCATAACATCCCCTTTACTTAAGTTTACGTGGTAACCGTTTCAAAGTAGCAACTGTTACCGCCTCTCTAACCGCTAAACGCTCATCCGTGGTCTCTTCCAAACGTAGTCGCGCCGATTTCTCGCGCTCCCACAAAATCTGGTCAAACTCCCAAGGATGATCATCAGCGTACTTCTTGTCATAAAACTTCGGCGGCTTCACCTTCTTACCATTAACTACAACGTAATCGTGTGGATACACATCCGTTTTATAACGCTTATACCAGTCATATCCAATACCAGGCTTTAACGACATCTTGTTAAATTCCGGCTTACGACTAGTAATCTCTCCGGTAGAAATGTTAACTTCCTCATAATGCTGATCTGCCATACCGCCTGTTACCTTCTTCATAATATAACGAGCAACATAAGCAGCCGACTGAAAATTAACTTCACCTATACTCGAATGGCCAAATGGCCATAACTCTTCAAGCGTTGCAGACCTATAAATCTTAGAACCTGACTCGGTCTTTTGCCAAAGATATTTATCTTCAAAGTCAAAATTAAAAATGCAAGCATGAAAATGAGGTCTACCAAACTGCTCTCCATACTCACCAGCCATGTAAAACCTGATTGGAAACTTGTCTTGAGACTCCGCATACGCTGCCGGCTCCAGACCCTTGAAACGCTTTCTAAAGCGTTTCATGAACTTCTGGTAGTCCTCATAATGCAGAGAGTAGTCATCTGGTAAATGCTCATCCGAATATGTCAAAGTAAGAAAACAGTTGTTTTTATACAAACTGGCTTCATGCATACACCGAACAGCCCACTGACGACTTCTCTCTAACCGACACCCAACACACTGGCCACAAGGCAATTCCAAAGACTTAACAATGTCATTACGCTTTAGCTCTGCAAAAACTATCGAGCGATCCGCACATTGAAAAGCCTTAAGAGGCTTAAAACAAGGCATCTCACAAACGCCATCCGCCACGCATAGGATTAACATTCATATTAGCGGCTTTCGTAGTCCGTACGTTACCTTTAAAACGCTTCGCTGAACGGTACTTATTAACCGGCTTACGACTTAGTGGCTTCATCATAAATATTCTCCTTTAAGGGGTTGGTGTCACCTAGCACAGTTACATCAAGTAAACCACTGTGCTAGGCGCTGCCTTCGGCAGCTTTAACGCTGCTTTCAGCAGCTACATCAGCCATTGTCACAATGGCTTCACGGGCTATTAAGCCCATTTCTATCGCTTTATCGCGATTAGAATCATCCATTACAAAATCAACAAAACGACCAGGGTCGTTATCAAATTGCTTACGCAAACGCGCTGGAAGCGCGTCAAACGCATTCTGCGCCTCAATAATCATATTCATGGCTGCATGATAGTCAGTGACTTCACTGTAATCACCAAACTGAGGAGCACGAACAGGAACGACAACTTCACCTGTACGACCAAAACGCTCCAAAATTGTATTAATGTCAGCCTCATCCCTAAACTGCTGCTGAGCCAAAGTAGGATCATCACAGGCAAGACCTGACTCATCAGAAGCAACATCACGATCATAATTGTACAAACTACGTAAAAATGGAGTTTTCATCATTTTCCAATCATCATAAATAACATCCGTATAAACGGAACTGCCTCTTTTGCAAGAGCTCCAGAACTACCAAGCTTGTCCCAAGCTTCAGAAAAAGCCTGCTTCTGCTTTTGATCCAATGTCGAATTCTGAATTAACACTTTAATATGTTTTGTCTCCGCTTTGAGCTTATCCTCACTTGCTTCGCCAGACTTTATTTCCTGTAATACCTTATCAACCGTTGCAATTGCAACCTTAGTCTGTTGCCTAGCTTGCGCTGTTTGGGCTCCCATCAAAAACCCTTGCTCTTCAGCATTCCTTAAAGACTGCCGAGCCATTTCAATACTTTTCGGCCCTGCAAAATACTTATTTACACTCGTATCATGAGCTATCGACTCAGTCTCAGCTTCCGTCTTAACCGTATTAGCAGCTATATTGCCCTGAGTCTCTCTCTCAGTATTCAATTTCTCCTTCATAAGCTGCATTTCAATAGACCTAGCAGACGCATTAGCGCCCTGCTCCAAAGTATTTTGAGCCTGATAAGACGCCCCTTGCGGGGCTGACGCTGGTTGGCCATAAGCCAACATAGGATTCAAACCAGCAGCTTTCAAATCAGCAACTGCTCTCTGATACGAAGTATTAGACATCCTTTCCTGAAAACTCATCTGAGCTTGCGCAGCAGCGCGATTAGCAGAATTAGCGCGTTCACCACCTAAAAAACCTAACGCGCCTTGCCCTAGCATGGCTAAACCAACATCAAATGGCATCACAACCTCGACATAAACTGAAAAATAAGCAGTGCTACTATGACAATACCAAGTAGTGACGCAATAGCACTGAACCAATTCATATATACACCTTAGAAATGATCAATCAAACCAGGAACACTATACAACGGCATTGGCCTTACAGCCTTAATATCAAAGAAAGTATCCAGCAAAAACTGCTGACCGTTAGCAGCAGCACCAACAGCAACAACTCGAGACACCGGTGGCGTATCCTGAATAAACGTCGAATTCAAAGTAGGCAAAGACGTAAACCGCTGGGCTAAATGCCATTGGTCGATCGTACCTGCCGACGTCGACTTAAAGAGACCCGTGATCTGGGAAGGGTTGTACCGATACTCCGCCCAGCGCTCTTGATAACCAAATACGTCATTATCTGTAGCCGCACCGGTAACATAAATTTCCTTATTGAGAACCGCCTGTTCGCCCAGGTGTGCGAACGCCGGGAAGTAAAAGTCGTATCTAGTTGAACGACTCCACATCTTACGCAGACCCTGCTGATAAGTCAGGTCTGCACGAACCGACACCAAACCAATAATTACACCATGCTCTGTAAACGATTGTGTAAATCCATGACCATGGGCGAGTCCAGTGCCCATAGCTGCGAGATTACCCAAAGGAGTAGTAGTGCCAGAGGCCGACGTACCAGACGTCTGGGCAATGGGATTAACAGTAATGGGAGCAGAACCACCGCCAAGGTACTCAGGGCGCTGCAAACGAGCATCCGGGCTAATAACACCAAAGTGAGCACGAATAATTTCAGT